AGGACTAAAAGTTATAGGCTTATTACCAAACATTGTTATTAATGTTTCCCACCCACGTAAACTTATTGTGCTTTTTATTAAAATAGGTATTCTATTAGGTACTTGCTTTACAACATCAATAACATTTTTCATTTGACAAACACCTTGAAACGTTGGAGTACCTACACATATGATTACTCCACCTGGTTTATTCCACCAAGATGATATTGACTCTTTATTATACTTAGGATCTACAATTTTTGCGTTAGTTAAAACACTATGAACTGCTTTACCTACGTATCCATATCCTGCTATCGTAATTTGAGGTTTCATACGCCTAACCACTTCCTATATTTCTTAATTTTGTCATGTGTAACAAAATCTTTCTCAGTATAATGAAAAATTCCTTGTTGCATATGGTTCCCTACTTTTAATTTTAGGTCTGGAGTCAAATAACTACCTACACGATTCTGCCATTTGCTACTACTGTTTTCCCAGCCTTGTACATAAGTCTTCATATGTGTGAAACTAGGAAATAAACTCTTATTATTTGTAATCTTCTTATCACAGTCAAGTATTTTAGCAACTATTGCCGCACTTAAATCAACACTTACCCTTTTTTGGTACAATTCTTTAGCATACTTGCCATAAAACAGTTCCCAATTATTCATTACTAATTCTAACCAAGTATAAAACTCTTTTGCAAACTCTGATTTTTTAAAATAATGAAACCCTGCATATAAGTTAGGTAGATTATTTGCAGTAAATGTTTTACGGTAATAATCACTTGTTATTAATTCTCCCCTGTATGTATAAACACGGTTAACAAAAAATAAATCATAATTTTTTAAGAATGACCACCAGTTTGTTAAGTCTTGTAATACCAACATATCTGTATCAAGTACAATTGTTTCATCATACGGTGATGCATGATATAGTTTCCAACGATTATCTACTTTCCACTCTTTATCTTTTGCACTATCATTCCATGGAATTTCTTTAATGACGTCAAATAGCTTTTTATACTTTGCTGGAACATCATCATTAGTAATTAAACAAATATTACAATCTTCCTGAGTTGCTTTTAAGCTCATGGCTAATAAACACGCTTGTAAAACATAATCGTCTTCACTATTTTGTGCTAAAAATACAAACCCTTTACTCATTATCTATTACCCTATTAAGACTAAACTTGTTTATTACATGAACACTACTACCTCTAATTTTTAAAGGCGTATATTCACCTAAGAATTTCTCTTTTTGTATTAAAAAGAAAAACTGATCGTCTTTTATTTCCCAACAAATATCCAGGCCGCTTGTATAGTATAATTTACTAGGTAATGAGTGTGAAAAATCTCCTCGTTGATAACCATTCATTATATGTACTGCAATACTAAACACCCAGTCGTTACGAAAGGTACGTTTATTAATTTGAAAAATACTATTATAGTGTTGCCAGTTTTCTTGTATATGCTTTGTTAGGTCAAAAAATATTTTATTAGTTTCTGTTTTTCTAAAAAATACACAAGTTGCCCAGTAAAAATCAACACTAGTATCACTAATATGAACAAATTCTGGAAAATCTCTATGATCACATAAATCGTATGCATCTTTATAAATTAAAAAATCATGGTCTTGTGTAAAACAATGTTTAAATAAACTATTACTTACAATGTAATCACTATCTAATAGTAATGTTTCTTCATATGGTGTTAAATCGTATGCACTAGTTCTTAAATCGTTCCTAAATTCTAACTGTTTATATACATTCGCACCATCATAATAGCGTTTGCTACTGGGAGCTTTAGTATACGGTACCTCAATAATCTGGTCAAATACAGTTTTATAATCTGTATAGGTTTCATGTAGATACTTTATGCTATCCGTAACTATAGATGTGGGAAGATTTAAATATTCCTTAACACGCTTTGCTAAAAAGTGAGCTTGTTTTATGTAATCAATTTGAGCATTGTTTCTAGCAAAAATTAAAATACCTTGCTTATGACTGCTCATACTGGACTAACCCATCAACTGTTCGTTTAGTTCTAATTTTTTCATACTCAGTTTGATATTCATTAGTAGCTGTAAAATATATGTCCAATATATCGTCAAAGAATTTAACTAAATCTTGAATTTTAATTGGAGTATCATTATCATCAAGTAATACTACATCAGAATCATTACCTTTGCTAATAAGCATACTAACAAACGTAATCAGCTCTTTAGTTACTGAAAATTGGCCACCATTAAAGTAATGAACTGCACTTTCATAATATTTTTCTTTTAAAATACGCTTTTGATTATTAAGCGTAACCATATAATTAGAAAAATCTAATGCTTTGGCTAACCGTTCATCCATAACTGTCTCCTATACTAGTAGTATATTTACAGTAAAAATGTTTTGGAGAGTTTAAATTAGGTTAAGTTACTGCCCGCATCATTGGCATAAGTAGGCGTTGGAACTTCAACGTTTACACCAGTTGCACGGAATTGACTAACAATGCTTGTAAGAGTACCTTTAACTGTTTCATCAGTTGGAGTACCTGGATCTGTAGGATCATCATCGTTAAAATTAAGTCTAAATGTTACAATATCAGGATAGGGTACAGTATTTCCTTTTACTTCAACAACATAAGAGTTTTCTGTATAATCACCTGTACCTTGTTTAGTGAAAAGTGTTTGGTAGGACGTAGTAAGCTGGAAATAACCTTTTAAAGCTTCACCCGATCCTGTCCCAGTAGCTAACGTACTAGAAGCCCCAAACTGAATTTGTGCCATATTTGCTAAAATATTCATCCAATCAACAGTTTTCTCTTCTGTCCCAACATAAGCAATATTGGCATTTAAGCGGACTTGTCCACCTGAGTTGAAAAAGTGTCTTGCATGGTCTGAACCTGTAAATGTTACATTAACAATATGATCAAGTTGACCATTCCAAGGAGTAGTATATTGGCCTTGAATACCTGATTCAGCACTAGCTTGGTTTACATCAATATTGTTTTTTTCAGTTTCAAGTTCACCAGTTCTGTTCTCGTATTGGGCAACACCCTTTTTATTAACTGTATTACTATCTTCAATTAGATCTGCACCTGAAATAAGTGCAATATTGCTAGGTGTTATATTTGTTTGGTGGATTCTACCAGCTACAATATCATTAAACAATAACGCCATATGAGTAGCTGTTACTTTGTCGGTAACTCCTACTTGCGAACTATTTAAAGTCTGGCCGTAGCCATCGTCAGCTGAGCCGACGCCCATAATAGTTGCAACTCTACTTTGAAGATTATTATACCTTGCGGCTGTAATTATATCGCCAACTGCCATTTTCTATACCTTTAATATACATTCTACTAATTTCTCAGCGGACGAAGTATTTGTTTCTAGGGCAACCCCTACTATTAGAGCCCCATTTTCAATTGACGTAGTAGCTGTTCCATTCAAGCCTGCATAAACGGCATTACCTTTGTTTACTGGGCCTAATACTCTTACTGGAACTCGTCCTTTAAGTGCAATATTTTGACCGTCTGCATCTGAATTCATTAAATAAGCTGGGCTTTCACTAACAACACCAACTGGTGCTGGAGCAACAAACCCTAAAGTGTGTTGTTCATTTGTTACATCACATTTTGTAAGTTCTTTTGATGCACCTTCGCTAACTGCAACCACTGTACCAAAGTCATATTCTGTATCAGTTGTATATTTCTCTGCCAAGTCAGCATATTGTGCCTGTGTAGCTGTACCTGTAAATAAATTTGCAGTTAAATTACCACTACCATCTCTAACTGCTACAGTATTATTAGTTGCGGCAGTATCTGCTGATCTAAAATTAGCACCAACTTTCATTGTTTCGGCTTGTGAAGCTAATCCAGTAAATGCAGTTGAGTGAATATTTGCAAATTTAAATGAAGTTGTACCCAACTCAAACGTATTATCTGTTGGTGGATACATTCCTTCAGCTGTTATTGTAAGAGGTTCTTTAACAATACCTCCGGAATCATCTACTTTAAATTTAATTTTTGTACCAACCTGATTTTGTATTACACCTTCATTATCATTTTCGATGTAAACTTTCATGTCATTGGAGTCACCAATGGCAATACCAGCGTCGGAGAACGTTGCTAATGAAGTAAATGCTCCTGATCCTGCAAGAGCAAATTCTGAAGCACCATAACCTTCTAATTTTAATGAGTTACTTGCAGTTCCCCAGTAATAATCTGTTGTACTAGTTACACCGCCTGTTGCATTTATTGTATTACGTAGGGTAGTACCCTTCTTAATACTATCGAATCCTGTAATAGCGTTAGTTGGATCAGTTGAATCTATTGTAAATGCTACTGAGCTAATAATAAAGATTACTTCATCATTAACAGTAGCCGCAATAATAACTCTGTTTACACTAGTTGTATCACGAACAGTTTTTGATACCATTTGTGAAACAGTAGTACCAACACCTTGTGGGCCTACTAAAATATAACCTGATCCGTTAAAAGCATATAATTGCTCATTTGCAGAATCCCACCATAAATCACCAGTGGCTAGTCCTGCTGGAGCAGTAGCGGCAACTTCAGCACCGCCTGTAGTTCTAAATTTAGAACCATCATAAAATTTTAATTTACTAGACGTAGCGTCAAACCAAATTTGTCCTGAAATGGCTTTTGGTGGTTGCGCCGCACCACTAAAATTCTCTAGTAAGTGTAAGAAATTTTCATTTTGAATTTCGCCGTATCCAGCATAATTTTTACCTACTAATTTAATGTCAGTAGTTTGATCAACTGTACCATCTTCTACGACTACTAGTGTTACACCACTATATCTATCTATTGTATATGCCATATTAGTTTTAACCCCTATTAACTATATTTATCATTTCCTACCACAATGGCGGTACATGGGTAGAATTAATGTTACTCTCAAACTGCCAAACAAGTGATCCAGGTGAACCAACTGTTTGAAACCGTTTCAAACCACGTTGAATCGTTATATTTACAGTACCGCTTGCCGCCGTAAATGCAATATCTTGTAATACACTCTCATTTTGTACACCATTTGAATCAACTGCTATAAGTGATTTAGTTAAAACTGGTGTATCTACATTAATTCCGCTTACAGTTGCTCCCGTTAATGATGAAGTAATTATATAAGCATACGACCCTGGTCTTTTGTTATTAGCTGGATATATATCTTCAATAATTGAAGCAATTTCAGTAGAACTTAACCCAGTTACGTCTAAATTCATAATAACAGGCTCTAGATTTATTTGATCATCTACATAATACTTGGTTGCAACTGATGAATTAGTTGTGGGCTCAGCTACCCCTGTAATTTCTTGAGCAGTATCAAGTTCAATAGCACCTGCACTCTTAATTCGTAATCCAATATCTATAGATTGAATAGTATTTGCTCCAGCACCACCAGAAGCAGGATCACCACAAAACCTTAATTTATCAACATTTAGTGTTGCAAGTGTTCCAACACTTGTTAAAGATGACTTTAATACTTGGCCTCCTAATTCATTGTGCTCTAATACCTTCACCCCATCAATCATATAATGTTTATTTGAGGCTAAATCAATATTCTCTGAACTAGTCCACGATTGTGAATCGGCGTCGCCTGCATTATTTTTCCATACCCATTCTTTATCTACATTTAAACTGGCTTGATTGGCTTTAAGTATAATACCTCCGCCATCTACTCCAGCATTATCAAGTACAGTACTATCACTTGTTATTGCTAATTCAATATTCTTATCTTGCACTCTTAAATTTGTTGTTTCTACAAAAAGTGAAGTACCACCTACTATAAAGTCGCCTTCAACTTTCATATCACCGCCTACATGAAGTGCGTGTTGCGGGTCTGATTTAAAAATTCCGAAATGCTCTTCTGATGTATCAACTACAAGAGCATCAATAAATCCTGTTGGCTTTCTAACTCTAACTTTCCAATCATGATTTGATAACTGGTTTTCAGTAACAAAAGATGTACCTACTACTTTTAAAATATTATTTTGTGCTAGACCAATTGTAAGTCCGCCGGTATTTTGTACTGTTAATGAACCTGTTGTAGTTGCGTCGGCGTCTGCAGGTAAAAATTTCTCTGCTGATTTAACAATGCCACCTGAGGTTCTTAATGCACTAGCTTCATCGGCAATACCACGCCATCTAAAATCATCAAGACTAACTGGTGTGAATCCTTTTTTAATAGATCCAGTTATTCCTGAAATTGTAAATCCAACTGCTGGTATAAATTCTGTATTACTCCATACACCTACTATAGTACCAGCAACAAAATATTTCATTACTATTTGACTATTATTAAATGTATCTATAAGTGTAGAAACTTCAAATCCACTTTTACCTTGAGCTTTAGTATAAAGTGGTCCTGCTAATTCTAAATCAGTACCATCATAAAAATGTAATTGATTATTTAAACTATCAATCCAAAGATCGCCAGCAACTAATGTAGCTGGTTGTTGCGAGTCTACTGCCGGTGCACCACTTGTTCTAAAGCCAACACCGTCATATACTTTTACTCGTTGAGTTGTTGTATCATACCATAATTGACCAATTAAAGGATTGCTAGGAGCAGATGCTTTAGAAAAATTCTCCAGCATTTTAATTAAATTTTCATTTAATGATTCACCAAACCCTGTATAATTTTTTCCAATTAAAGAGATATCAGTTGTAGTTGTATCTAACTGCCCGTCAACTAAATCAACTAATAAACTTCCGTCTGTTTTATTTAATTTATAACTCATTAGCTTTCTACTGCCTCACCTGCATATATGATATAATTAATTGTCATATATGGATTCATAATATCTACTGCTTGTCCTAATGTTTGTCCTGTTAATACTCCACCACTTGTTGGCATAGCCTGACCGCCAGTTGCTCCTTCTAATGCACCATATACTATATTTCCTAAATCATTAGGATTGCCTGCAACTTTTCTATAAGAATAAAATTGATCTCCACTATCACCTCTTAAATCATGTTCGTGTTCTGGTAAATTTGTAACAGCAACTTGTTGGTCTTGTTGACCGCTATGTGTTCCTATATTATCTGCCGCCGCACTTGTAACTGTATTAGCACTTTCGCCGCCCATGTTATCTGCACCTAATGGAAATCTACCTCTTAAATCTGGTAAAGCAAACGACCCTGCTGTAACAAGTGTAATATCTTTAAAATTATATTGAATAGCAGTAAATAAATTCTGATATAATGCAATTAGAATTTCAGTACCGTCACACATTAACCAACCATTTGGTGGTACTAAACCGCCATACATTGTAATAGCCCCAATTGGATATGTTGGCATAGCACTAAACAAGTTAGTTCTATTAACTTTATATACACCAGTAGTTCCGCTTACTCTATTAATTAAAAATTCATCATCAACTTGAGTTGTAGCACTTTCGTCTTTATTAGCAATAAAACTATTTGCAATAGATGTTGTAAATGTTTTAGTACTTTCGTCTTGTCCATCAAAACTAAACGACGGTGCTGAAACATCTCCAGTCAGTTGGAATGTTGTTGGACTCGCAAGTTTATCTGCTGAGCCTGAACGTCCACTAACTGTACCTGTGATATTTCCTGTTAAGTTACCTATAAAATTTTGTGCATATACGTTTAGCCATTGTTCATTTACAGTTCCTATATTACGTGCATTCGTTACGTTTGGAATAATATTTTGTGTTGTAAGTAGTCCTGCAATATTACTATCACCACCTACAAATAATTTTTTAGCAATTCCTACGCCACCTTTAGTTGTAATACTACCTGTACTAATAGTTGACGAATCTGTAGTTCCTTCAACTAGTAACAAATTACTAGTTTGAATATTACCTGTAACATCTAACGCTTGATCTGGTGATAAATTATTAATACCTACTCTAGCTTCTGAATCAATTCTAATAACTGTTTTAATTTCGCCAGCATCATTAACTCTTATATCAATATTAGATCCTGATGTTTGGTGGGCAATAATACCTGCTTGGCCTTCAACGCCAATTGACATGGCACTATCCGCTCCAACAATAATACCAGAATTATTTTTAACTTTAAGTGCAAATAAACTTGTACTTGTTACATCATTTCTTAAAAAGCTAGATGCTGGTACTGTTTGACTTCCAACAATTAAGTTCTCTGCCTTTTCTGCAACTCCATAATATTTTCCTGCACCATCACCTGTAATGTCTGCTGTACTTAAATTATATCCTGGATTAACTGTAGTAAATCCTGTAATAACAATTTTTGGAGTAAATGTATCTGCTGAAATAATTGCGGCTACTTTTGCTTTTATTTCTACTTGTAAAACTGTATAAGAAACATTATCTGTTCCTACAATAATTGTTGGCTTTACGCCAGTTGACAATCCATCACTAAATGTCGGTCCGACTAAAATCCAACCTGATCCTGTATAAAGATAAAGTTGTTGATTATCTGTATCAACCCAAAGGTCACCTACTACTGATTGATTTGCGGCAGGTTCGTTTGTTGCTTTTTTTAATCCACTTGCAGAAATCCAGTTTGTACCATCATAAATTTTTAATTGGTCAGCGCCTACAGTAGTATCATACCATAGTTGACCTTCGACAGGATTTCTTGGTGATGTATTAAAAGCAAAATTTTCTAGTAAGTGTAAAAAGTTATCAGCAATTGCTGTACCATAAGCAGTAGTATTACGTCCTGGAATATCCAAACTTGTAGTTTGGTTGATAGTATTATCTTCAACTGTAATAGTACCTTTGTTAGCAAGGTCTGTATGTGATACTATATATGCCATTTACTTACGCCTCATTAAAGCCGGTTAAACTTTGCACCCTTACGGTGTAATCAATTTGAACTAATCTGTTCAAGCTCTTTTGTACTGGATGGAAAATTACGTGTGTTAGTAATCGTCCTGTTCCTGATGTTGCATAACTAACAAGTCCAAGCTCATCAAATACGTAAAGGCTGTCACTTCCTGTTGCATTATCAATAGCATCTTGTCCGCCAGGTTCGCCATAGTCTAGTAAACAAGTTGCTAGAATATCTGTATAATTTGTACCACTAACGTGACGAGTTTCTAGTTTATTTCGTGTAGGATCTGTATTGTTAATTGAATTATCATCAATTACTTTAGTATAAGTTTGACTATATAAACTAGCGTTTGTGCCCGTTGAATTTGGTGACAAATACGTAATAATTCCAGTAGGATCAACAGAAGTACCACCATTACCAAATACCATGCTATTAATAAAGCCATAGCCTTGGTTTGCCAGACTGTCTGCTAATGCAAGACTCATGTTTTCGTAGTGTATTGCATTTCGCTTATCTACGAAGATTTCACCAGTCTCTGGATTAAAAATCTTGATGTATCCTTGTAAGAGTACACCGTTTTGTTCTTTAAAATTGTCTATCATATTAATATCCTACAAGTGTATTTATTTAGGTAACGCAACCTCTTTGCTTCTTAAGAAACGCCCTATGTTGTTTTCCTGTCTATGCAACGGAGTACCTAGATCAGTCCAAGTTCTTCCGAGCTTTCTCACCACTATAATTTTACTATTAATAGCTGGTGTATTTAATAATGTCACCGTTGATGTTGTACCATCTACACTAAATTCAGGTGGTAACGTAACATCTCCTTCAGGACTATCTAAATTAAGCGTTACATCGAATGAACTAATTGCATTTTTACGTAATCGCTTACCTGCTACAAATACTTCAAATTCATTAACAGTTTTTGGAATAAAATCAACTGTAATAGCCGCTGTAGACCCATCTGCTTCAAATACCTGCGTTTTTGTCTCATCAGTATATGGTATTGTTTGCGTTCCGCTCTGATCAATTAACTCTGATCCAGCTTTATGTAACTCTGCAATACCTGTACCTAACGTGCCTCTACGTAACTGCCTAATAGCTCCACCTTCCTTCAAATAATACTCAATACGTTCGCTGTTTATAAAAATTATTCCTGGAATACCTTTATCCTTGTTAGGAAGAGGTAAACGATCATAATTTGTTACATAAATTCTGCTATCATACCAATGTAAATCTTCTGCTAATGTATATTTATTATCATCTCCAAGTCGTTTATAATGTGTTCTATTCAACATATCTTTGAAAATTCTAAATCCAAATTTTGGAACAATAATAGGATTAGTAAAATGAATTACTTCTATCTTATCATTAGGATCGATATCAACTACAATTTTGATATGTTTTTTATCATCTGTAACATAATAATCAATGCTTGGAGTTAATAAGTCTTGATTTAATGTAACCCACACATATTCAGCATCAAAGGCTTCTTCACGTAATCTAATTATTCCTTTAGTTAATTGATGATACTCTGTATAACCATCAGTACCAACTGTAACGTCATTTCTTGCTACAACATCAAATACTTCTCTCTCAATTTTTCTAATATCATGCTTACTAAATTGATAGATTGTTAGTATATCACCATTAGCTGGAACAACATCTAAATAAACTTTATTAGGTGTTTTAACAAATAAAGATGTTCCACTATCAAAGTATCCTAATTGATAATCTCCACTATCAAGTACAAACACTTCTAAGTTATCACCTATGGTTCCTGTAGTATCAAATAATACTGCTGTTCCATTATATGTGTCCCAACGCCATTCTATTCCTATTTCTAACTGAACACCATTTAAGAAAACATACACATTTTCAGAACTAATAGTTGCTGTTGAAATTTGCCATTGTCTTAATTGATATTCACGTCCTGCAACAACTGTAAATTGTTGATTATATCCTGCACTTAAAATCTTATTATTTAATTTAACTATAATGTTATGACTAGTTGGTTCACTAGTAAATGGTACTTGACTTAATGTGAATGATGCGTCAACTCCATTGCCAGTAAATGCTTCTGTTGATAGTTGGCTAAATGCTTTACTAACACTATCATAAATTACATATTGAATTACTGCATCAGAGTTAGGTACAGTTCCTAATTTAAAAACAACCCTACCTGGTACTTCATATGTAGCATCGGTTTCATCTAGATCAGTTTGTACTGTTTCGCCATCTACTGTTAATGTATATGACAATCCTGTTTTATAAATAACCGACGTAACAAACTGTGATGTTGAACCGTCGCCAACAAATGAATCAAAGTCTATAATTTTTTCACCATTGTTTGACATTGTTGAAATGTGTACTTGCTCGTCAAGTCCTGGTGCGTTAGTAATCACAACTTGTTTAGTTTGATAATTTACAGTATATTGAGTAGCATCTAAAATTATTCCATTTACTTTTACAAATAAATCTGTTTGACTTGCTGGTATGTTAGTAATAGGAAATGCAGTTTTAGATCCATCCCCAAAATAATTATGACTACTAATAATACTTGATCCATCTGTAGATCTATCATAAACTTTAAAATCAACTGTATCAAGAACTTGTCCTGGAATTAATTCTTCTGGACCTTTTGATGTTAATTCTGTAACAAAGCCATCACCATCAACAACAATTTCTTCCGATGCAAGACCCCTTGCTGATGTATATGCCATATCGCCACCTTGTAATAATGTATCATATGCATCTGGATCTGGAATAAAACTTCCATCGCTTGAAGACTTTCTAATAATAATTACATCGCCATCAACTGTTGGAATTAATTCTTCATTAAGTTGAACAGTTTGTGTTGTACCATCACCTGTAATAGATTGCATAACTGCACTAGGATTACCCGGTACAGTACTACCATCATATTCTGGATCGTCTACTCTAACACCATTTTTATAAACATTATAAATTACGCCATCTTCTAATGGTTTTGCAAGAGCAAAAACATTTGTACTGCCATCTAATGTAAAGACTTCGTCTTCATACGTATTATCATACGTATCCCAAGTTGATGTATACCAAGGCTCTGAACTCCAACCTGCGCCTCCACCAAAATCAAAACTTCTAACTTCTACACCACCGTAATCAATACCATCCATTAATTGTGCTATATCATTTCCTAGCATTCCGTCTGTTGGTTTATAAAATAAACTAATACGGTCTTGTGCTTGAAGCATATTAATTGATTTACTATACTTGACCACAATAGCGGCATTATTAGCTGGCGGATTAGTAAATGTTATACGACCTTTATATCTTGTATAAGTCTTAGTTTCATCTGCAACATTAGAGTATGTGTACTCACTGTTTAATGATTCAATGTTTGCAACTGTAACTTCAATTTGTGAAGGCCTTAAGTCCATTGGCCATGTTAAATCAAAATTAATTTCACTTGCATTACCTGTAAAGTTTTGTGTTTCTGTTAATGTTGTAATTAAAAATGTTCCTGTAACTCTATCATACTTTGATATAATATGACTATTACGAACTTTTCCATTGCCTAGTTTAGCTGAAACACTTGCTTCCTTACCATCATCTGATTGTGTACCATTAATAATAACTGTTGGTGCAGATAAGTATCCTGACCCAACATTTGTCATCATAATTGCAGTAATTTTTCCACCGGTACCAATATATGCTCTAGCTTTGGCTCCTGTTCCGCCACCGCCACTAAATGTAATTACTGGAACCTCAAGATATCCTGTTCCACCATCTTTAATTTGTATTTCTACAACGTCATATCCTAAATTTTCTTTCCAATGTTTATTTGGATAAGTTACTAACCCTGGATCTACTCCATATACTGCATCGTCTTTTATTTTTAAAGCAGACGGAACAATTTTACCATCTTGTACATTATAAGCTGGTGGTAAATCGAAATCAGTTACTGACGAATTTGTAGGATCTGTTTTTGTATACGAAGTTAAGTATTCTCTAATTTTTGTTTTATACGGTTTTGCTTCTGCTACAAAATCTTCATAACTAGAAAGATTATCGTTTTGGAAAGTAATTTTTTGTTTAAGATCTCCTATGTTATGTTTTGCTTTCATGAAGCTTGTTTTAAATGCCCAGTCAACATATTTTTGTTCTGAAAATGCATAACGTACACTTGAAAAGAATAACTTATTATATTCTACTGCAAGATCATCTATTAAAATATCATCACGTAGTGCTTGTAATATTAATCTAAGTTCATGTACTGGTTGATTATCATAATCACTAGTATCATAACTTAAAGCATCATAACCAATATGTGAAGCTGGATAATTATATAACTTTGAAGATAATTCAAGGGTTCCGTTTGCTCTACCAATTGTTTTATAATTAGTAGTATAATCTACAGCAGGCGCATCAGATGTTTTCTCTAATAGTAACCAACCACCTGAACCAACTGTTTTAATTTTAATTATATCACCAATACTATCATCTAAAGCTGTTAATTGATAACTTTCGTCTATTAGATAATCAACATCTGTAAACTGAGTATACCCCATAGCATACCAATTAGCATAAGACCAAAACTTAGGTACATTATAACTTTGACTTGCAGTTCTTTCCCACGTTTTTGAAGTTGCATTATATCCGTAAATAGCCCATTTATTTTGGACTGTTTCGTCTGTTTTAATAAGTGTGCTAAACTTTCTAACTTCAATAGAAGTAGTACTTGGATAATCTTTACCTTCATATTTAATAACTGCTGAAGTAATTTTTCCTAAAGTATCAATTGTTAAAGTTATAACAGCACCACTACCATTACCAATATTAGCAAAGTCATATGTAGGTGGTACTTTATATCCACGCCCAGGATTAGTAATTTTTACATCTGTTAACTTACCATTAACCCAAGTTGGCGTTAAGATAGCTTGTTCAACTTTAGCCGTACCAACATAAACTATTTCAGCATACGTATCAACAACTGCATCATACGTTCCAGAATTTAATGTAGGTAATGGATCAACTAAATTAAATTTACTAATATCATATTCATCAATAATTATGTTTTGCTTAAAAACTAAATTAACTCGTTCAACAAATTGTTTAACACCTTCAAGTCTATTAACAAACATACTTTGTCTTGGACGATTTAAAATACCATATCGTTGTTTTACACTTAATGCATGATCTGGAACAGATCTCATTTTTGTATCCCAACCAATTAAACTATCAAACCATTTACGTTCTAATTCCTGTTTAGGTCTACTTGTACCCAAGCCATCACTTAAAATTTGATATTCATTATGGATATTTGTTGGTGTTTCAATATTCCAATAACGGAAGTTAATTGCAGAATTATCTCCTGAAAGTAAATTTGCACAATTATACAAAGCAAATCTATTGTTTGAAAGTGGTGCTATAAATTGATATCCTTGTGCTTGTGGATCTGCAATTAATTGTGCAACATCATATGCACTAGTTTTTCTATCTATTATTCCTGGAATAATTTTTCTATTTTTAATCCAGTAGTAATACTTGTTAGAAAAAGACTGTCCTTGTTTATCAAATACTCTTCCTGTCACTAAAGTATTATCATCATATTTAGGTGTTCCACTAATTCCTTTAGTTAATCCTTCTTCTGTATCTGCTTGTTCTAACCACTCTGAAGGTTTAAGTGTAGTTTCAACCCACTCGTAAATATCAGCACTTGCGCCTGTAAATAAACGACCCCAGTTAGCAGTTTGATAAATTATGTCGCCTTGGTAAGGATTATGAAATTTTATAGTACTTAAATCCCACCAAAGTTTTCCAACATATTTTTCACCCCAGTATCCTCCAGAATCAACCACAGCTGGAGCTTCTCCAGTTGTATAAACTGCTGGGTCATATGGTGTTTTATATGATAATTCTTCTTCAGCCGTACCAGCAATCTTTCCTTGGATAGGATCAATATAATCTATTTGTTTAGTTAACGAATTATCTCTTGTGTCGTAAATAAACACACCTCTGTATTTTCCTATATCAACTTGATCAATAGGTGTACGTAAAGTAGTCCATGATAGTGTAACTCTATCACGTCTAAAGTCAAGTATAGTGCCCATCTCGTTATCAGTTGTTGATATTGTTAATTCAGGCATTGAAACATAAACATGATTATCTCTGAATAATAAATTTTCACCAAACCTACGAGTTGCAGGATTATTATAAACAAATCTTTCGCTATAAATTAATGTATTATTAAATCTTTGGAATACAAGAACTTGTCCACTATCTTCGTTTGCTGTTTTAAACTGAGTAAGATTATTATCAAGTGTAGTAGCAACTACAGTATTAGCATCAAATGTTGTAGTTGAAATAAGGTCGCCACCTCTAGATGATACAATTAAATTATTTTTATCAAAGTCTAATGATGCCCCAAATCTTTCTGCTACATCATCTTCCGGACTATAAAGTGTTTGTGACCATATAAAGCTACCAGAAACTAGTCTGTAAACATAAACAGCACCATTGTTATCGTTAACCTCATCTTGTAATGGGGCTCCGACTGCAACTAATGTTCCATCATCTGAAACTGCAATTGCTTGACCAAATCCTATATCTGCATTAGGTGTTACAATAACTTGACTAAATTCATAATGACCGTTGTTTAATCTATAAATTAAAATTTTAGGATTAGTATCAGTATATTCTGCTACAACAACTAAAACACTTCCGTCTTTACTTTCAGCAAACGGTTGAGCAAAATTCTTTATTGTACTTTGATCTGCAAGATTTTCGCCATCAACTGTTAAACCAGAATCATTAGGAATATGTCCTACATAATCTATATGCGTGGATAATTCTGTCCACAAAGATGTCTGAAAGGCTCCAGCCGCTAAATTAGTTTTACTTTGATAAAACTTACTTGTATATAAAACTATATCATTTTCAAAGTATGTTTGACTGTTACTAAATGTTCCTTTATAATATTTGTCCTTACCTAATGCATAACTATATTCATTTGCATCAGCGTCAGTACCATGTTTAACAAAATAAATTCTACCAGCATTACCTACTGTATTAAGGTCTCCTGTACTAACATAAAGATAATGTAACTTATTATCTGTTGCAAATTCTAATTGCTTTCCTACATACTTGTTATTACCTCTGTCTGGTATTATGTAACCATAATTTAATGAATACTCTCTTGAATCTGTTTTTGCATAAGCTAGATACATTCCTTCATTAGTATACGAACCTGCTACACCCTCAGTATGAGCTGGAATATTATAATATTGTAACCAATCTTTATTCAGTGGTGTAGGATAACTCGGTGTTTGAGCAATTCCGCTAACTGTACTGCTGGAATAAAAATGTACTTCTAACTCGTTTTGAAAAGTCGACGAAGTAACCGGAAACTGAGTTGAATCCGTGTTTTTAACAACAACCATTTCACCTGTAGTCGCACTATCCATATCCGCATGATCTAATCTCCCCGATAGTCTATTAACACCAAGGCTAATAGCATCTTTAATACTAATGGTACTAGTTTCACCATTATTAACTCCGAACCTAAATGTTCCTACTCTACTTTTTAAATATAATCTACACGTTAATAATTGTTCTTGCAAATATGATACTTCAGCTTCAGCGCCTGTAGTATCATCAATAACAGTATCACCTTCTTGTGGAATATAAGGATTCCCAAAACCATCAAAGTTTGTAAATGTTACATCAATAAAGCCTGACCATAAGTCATGAATTGTATGTGTTGTATCGTTCAAGTAACTAAATGTTAAACCTAGCGTTGCTGGGTCAAATACTGAGATAGGTTCAACACCACCTCTAATAGTATTAACCCAAATATTTAATGAGTCTGTTGGATTAGCTGGATCTGTAAAAACTTTAGGAGCTCTTATAAACCAAAGTTCACTTAAATTAGGTAATCCATTTTTATCATAATAACTTAAATGACCTAAACGACCACCTCTGGTTGGATCAGTAATTAAACTTAATGCACGAACGTCATCCATTGTGTTACCAAATACAACAGGTGAACGTGATTCAGATTGTAATATAAAATCTTGGAGCACAAAGTTTGGTGTTTGAATATTTTGTGCTGAAGTAAGTGTTGTAGTAAACGGTGTAAATCCATCTATCTTCCACCAGCCAGCAAATGTACTTGCTCCGCCTTCTGGTTGAATTAATGTATAAGTTCCGCAACTTACTGCATTTAAGAAAATTTCGTCAGTAGCAGAAAACTGTCCACTAACATCTTTCATATAAATTATTGCTTGACTAACATTTTCAATTCGAATGTATGCTACTTCTCCTAGTGCCGCTGATGATGAAAGTGAATCTCCAACATTAGGAACACGTATTAAGTTGTCAACATATAAAACAGCATCAATCTTAGCCGCAATAATTTTGCTTCCTTCAAATGCCGCTACACCAGGACCTGTTGATCCCCATGGTAAAATTCCTGTTGGATAATTTTGTGAAAATTCATTCCAATTAAGAACTAATTTATCATTAGGTGCAGATCCATTATATTGACTGGTTGGTGCTCTAACTAATATATGATCTGTTGTAACATCTAAATTATAATCACCTCTTATAGCAAACACTATAGTAGGATACGAATTGGCTCCTGCATCATAATGAGATTCTTGTATTTTAGAAGTTGAAGCAAAACTAGGAAATGTTAATGCCCCAGTTGCTGGTGCAACAGGCCATTGAGCTTCCCAGAATGTTTCAAGATGCTTAACAAGTTCTCCCGCAACATAAGACGTTGCAGTATCAAAGTTACCTTTAAATTTTGTCTTTATATTACTAGCTTCAGGCACACCAATAACTAAATGCTCACCGTCATCAGTTAATGCAACACTACTACCAAATTTTCCATTACCTGTATAAAGTCCTGTTGGTGCATCAATCTCTTGTGCTAGTGCATAAGGCGTACCTTCAGTAGTTCGTAAAAATACATAAACTTTTTCTAGTCCTGGAGCTGATGCAATTAAAATAGTATTTCTATCATCTGACGCAATAACTTTACCAAATTCATGATCTATTCCTGACTCAGGATTAGTAACTAACGAATGTGAAGTAAAAGCAGGTTTATTTTCTAAGACAATCCAACGACTTGAATCATCATCGTCAATCCAAAATAATTCACCTACTTTTAATGAACTATTAATAGCTTTAGTATTTGCTTCAGTTAAACTAGCAACTCTTGAAGAAGTAAATGTTGTAACAAATCCCGTTGCTACCTCTACATCTTCTGTAGTACCATTTGCATAACAAATAACAGTATCTAATGATACACTTTTAACTTTAAAAAATTTCTCAGCATCAGTTACATCAAGAATACCTATAATTTCATTTGCTTCATATCTAGCTTGTGTATTAAGTTTTATTGTAGTTGTACCAGCATCAGTGTCTGAAGTTATAGCTGTAACTCTATCAGTTGTACTAATATATTTGACAACATCCCAAGTTGTTCCTCGTGTCCCGGCCCATACGTAATCACCAACATTTAAAGTTTTAATATCTTGAGTTAAAATATCATCATAGGTAGCAACTGTTAACTTAACATCACTTTCATTAACAAAGCCTGCTGTTGGTATATAATCCGTTGCTTTATATTTCGTTGGAAACGGCTTATGATCATAATTATTAGGTTTAAGATAAACTTCAAATGGTCTTTGTCTATAAATTAAATCGGTTTCTGTTCCTAAAATAGTATCAACTAACTCTAATGGTTGCGGACTTAACTTAAATTTTGCTTCATCTAATTTAAATTCAATTTCGTCAAACGCTTCTGCTGATCCATATTGGCCTAATTTAATACCCCATTCTTCATAAAACTCAATACTATCTTTATCTGCATTACTTAAAGCATCGAATAATTTTGTTAAACTATTTTGTGTACCTTTATCTTGAATAAATCCTTGATAAAATTTATACTGACTAACATCATCATTGATAATGTTTGAAAGGTAATTTCTTTTTTGATATCCAATAAGATGCTGTGACATCCTTTGTTGTTCTGTATCAAAGTTATCAGTATCTAAATCATAAAAATCTTTAAATTGTTTTGCTTTATAATCTAAATTAGGAATTAGTTCGGACGTTGGTTTTTCGTCTAAGCGTACCCAGTTTTCAGCTTCGAAACTTTCAGTCCCAGGTATTTTTATTTTAGCAACATAATAAAATTCTTTGTAACGTACAGTATCACCAATAGCATAATCTTGATATTGTATCCAATCAGTACAGATAGCATTATCATATATAAATCCAGGAATATTTAAATTACCAGTCCAGTCATCTGTTCTGTAACCTAAAACTTTAATTCTTTCTTGTCTATATCCTGGTTCTAAATCATAAACAATATCATTAAAAACTGTATGATTATCTAATAGAACAACGTGCTCCTTTTGTATTAGCGGTAATTTAACTGCATATACTCCGTCAGCACTATTTTTAGTTGTTATTTGGAATTCATTATTAACACTTCTATAAACATTAACAAATTCAGGTAATAATTTTTTACCATCTGCTTTCAAGAGTGTATAATCATAAAAACTATCAAAGATATTATCTGATACATAAAAGTCTTTTCTAAACTTAAATTTGTTAGCGGCAGGACTTAATGTTATAACACTATCTGCATTCCAGTTTTGTGTAGTCCAGAATAAAAATTCTTTAGCACTTAAAGTCCAGTTTTCAACTGAATTAATATCTTTATTAAACCAATTAAAATCAAAGCCTTTCCACTCTAGCCATGCTCCATAACCTAATAAGAAATCAACCACTTCCTGAACAGTTCTAAATAAATGTCCATATGATAATTCTAATGTACTATTAATAAACGGTGGTTCAGTATCAAACTCGCGTCTAAAATATGCTGACACTCCGCCTGATATTGGTAATTCAACTAATTTTGCAAAAAAGCTAGAATTAAAATCACCAGTACTAATATGCCCTTCTTTAACTCTATAATATTCGTTAGTAAATTCTACAGTTTGTCCTTCAACATACGTTTGGTTTGATTTCCATATAACAAAACTATCAGTAACTCCACCAACTCTTTCAACTGGATCATTTGCTCTTTCACGTACCGCAAAATACTTAAAGTAAGGATTAGCTTTATCATATCCTTTTACAATAAATCCTGCAGGTTGTTTTTCAATAATAACTCCACTATAACTTACTAAATCAACAACAGAACTTGAATTTAAAAATACTTTATAGTTTTCATCAGGAACAAAAACATTCCCTTCATTATATGGAGTTCTACTATCTAACAATAATTTAAATTTAGCTTTATTTGTAAACCCTGCAACTTTAAATCCTAGTTGATTAGTTAATGTTGTTAAATTTTTCTTATAAGCATCATAAGATACTAATGTTCGTGAACCAATATAATCAAAAATGTAATTAACAAGTCCGGATGTACTAACCCTAACTGTATCCATATGTGTATTCGGAAAAACTAAATCTTTTAATCTAAGTCTTTTACTAGTCTCACTATATACAATTTCTTTAGCTGGGTTTCTAATAATTCGTGATCTATCAAACCCTAGTCCTACAATTTTACTTGGTTGATTAAGAATCCAACTTACAATAAATGCAAACGGATACTCACTACTTCTACGCCAAGCAGTTTCTGTTGGAGCTTCATCTCCAAACTCAAAAGGACCTTCTGTTAATGCAAGAACATAATTTTTAGCATAGTTACTATCTAGTGGACTTAATAATTTTCCAACATCATCAACTGGAATATGTTTTGTAATATCTTTTCTAGCATAAGCAGGAAGATATGTTAATGATTTACCAGGTTCTCTAATTACTCCATCTTCAATGTCTTGCCATAAAATTTTATTTTCACTTGTATAAGGCGCTGGACCGTATACAGTTTTCCACCATGTCGGCTCAAGTGTATATCCTAATGTTTCCCAAGGATGTGTATGTGGGCGATCAGTATCGTATGCTTCTTTATAAATGCCTCGCCAGTAACCAGGTAATTTAGCACCTTTTGGAGATGTCATACTACCATAGTTAAATGTAAAACTATTTGTTCTTTGATAAAAACCATAATCACTATAATCTAAATCACCAACATTAGATAACCATGCTGTAAAATCAGTAATTAATGCTCTGTCTCGTTGCCATTTAGTAAATCCTGTATCTCTTGATTCACCACCAACGAACTCATGAATGTCAATAATTGTTTTATCATATGCACATTTTATATTATTATAAATTCTTTTTTCTAATTCTAATAATAAGTCATCTCTAAAATCGCCATAGCAAACAAAAATATTACCATCATGTCCTTGAATAACTTCTGTAGGTACTTGATACGTATCATCAAGAAATTTATATGGTTTATATGCAGGATATAATCCTAACTTACTCGGTGTTGGTGGAATATAACTTCCATCACTTGTTTCATATTCATAAACATCAAGTACATCGCCTATAACTTTAGTTCCAGTAATAGCAACAAACCCTGGTTGATCTTCTTCAGGAAAATAATAATCTACACCATGAACAAGTTGAACTCCGTTTTTATAAACATAAACTGCTCTTGATGATAAGTCTGATAAACCAAAATCTTGTGCTAGGGCATAAAATACTGTATCTATATCTTCAACTGTATGCGTTGTTTTAGTAGACGTTCCTATACCAATCATATCACTAAAGTAATATGGCATATCATTTGTTTTACTTCTAACAACTTTCTTCATTACACGGTCAAAGTGTTCTTTTGTTTCTCCATCAAATCCTAATTGGTTTGCTTCCTGAAGAAATAAACGTCTAAACTTTCCGTATTCTTTACTAGCGTGTCTAATTGCATGAATAATATTTGATTCTTGATCTGTTATACTGAACAATGCAAGATTTATTGGCCCACTATGTTGAACAAATCGTCTACCATATGGAGCAAGATCTCCTAAATCTCTTAAATTAGTATTACCAGGAAATGTCCCAGTAGTATCATCACGATATTCAGTCATACTTTGTACGTGATCTGTTACTTCACCCAAAGTAAAAGTAAGAACATTGTTGTTTAATGGATTTCTTTCTAAATTTAATGGCATTTCATAATAGCCATTAACGTTTTTCTTTGTAGCACTATTAGTTTTAATTAATAATACATCATCTTCTTTTAATTTTTTTACAAAAGTAACAAAGGCTGTACCATTAATTCTATTAAGTACATAATCTACTCCGTTATATTGTCTTACATTATTAACATAAACTCTGTCCCATAGATCATTTAGGTCACCACTACGGTCATAAACATCAATAGCAAAATCATTAAATTTTGTAGTTACAACATACTGTCTTATAACGTGTTGACGACTATTAGCTTTCGCTTTAATCCATCCTGAAGTATATGTAAATGTATTAATAGCAGTATAAACTCGTAACAATCCTATATCTGTATTTTTTGTTAAAACTGCATTGTCTTTTTGGTATGCAAAATTGTCACTTAACAAATTAAAATCAAATAAAATATCACCAGTGTTTTCTAGTGCTCTATAACTTAAAGAAAATCCTAACTCTGCATCATTGACAGTTCCTGCACCAACTTTATAACTAAAAACTTTATTTCCTTTAAATGTTGATGCCGCATAATAAGTGTTATTTGCAAAACTATATCCTACACTATCATATAATTCAAATAACGGTGTCTGATTTATAATGGTTTTATCTTGACCTGCTTTCCAATCGGTGCCATTATAAAACCACATTTTACCTTTATAAGTTTCACCATTTCTAACTAATACTGTTTCATTTTCGATTGGATTTGTATCTGTTTCTTCAATAAGACTAATTTGTCTTACAAGGTTATGTGTAATAAACTTTACTTTAAAAATTTTTCCTTTTACTCTACTATCTGGATCAGCAGTAAATAATATTCTCATATTATCAACAATATCTAAACCATCAATATTATATCCTGTTGCTCCTTCTATATCTGAAAAAACATCTTTAGTAAATGTATCAAGTAAATCAATATCATCTTTAGCACTAGTACCAAAATTATATAACTTTAATCCTGCTTCAAATTCTATAATAGGACGTTTTGCTCTATAATCTTGATCTATTTCTGTTGGTGTGCCGTTAATAGTTGCAACTGTTTCAATAACATCTCTATGAAACCATCTGTTATACCTTGTCCATGGACTTCTACTTCTAGATGCTCTATTAATTACAAGATAATCTTTAACGCCTGCAAAACTATTAGCATTACTATAAGGCAGTCTATCAAATCCTTCAGTATCAAATGGTACAGGTTTATTTGTTGAATACGTAGCAGGAATTTCTAAATCTTTTTCGTGAACTAATTTAATTTCATTTCCTACACCTTCAACATACCATTCACCTGTAGCATACTTTGTTGGTGTTACATTCCCTTGGAAGTAAACTTTCATACCATTAGACAATGAATAACCATTTGTCATTGTATAAGTCTTTTTACCAACGATTTCGTTTTCTACATCAATTGAAGAATTTTCAATTGCATCTGCAATTTGAATTAATCCACTTGCATTAATATCATTTCCGTTTACATAATATAATGTATCAGGTGCTGAATTATCAATAGTCCAAGTAATTGTTCCTACATCAACAGTCTGAGTACTATCATCTAATCCTTTAGAATATAATAAACTAGGATCTAATGAACGTGCAGTTCTAAAAGTTAGTGGCATTCCTAATGCATCAATTTCAAAGATGTAGGTTTGCCCTCTATATAATTTTAATGTTGGATTTTGTGTTAATCCGTCTGGAGTAAAAACATAACCATTGTTATCTAAGTTATCTTTTTTAGTTACTTTATAAGTGCTTATAATATTATCGGCTTGACCAACAATACCAATACCAATTGGGCCTCCTGGTAACCAGTAATATTCTCTAAAGTTAGTAAATTTATCCCAATCAATATTAGGATTCCAAGCATAATATTCTTGGCTATTTAATTTATCATGGTTATCAACTGTACCGCCAAATGCTCTTGTCTGATTAATATAATCTAAATAATCTTTATAAAAAGTTACATTATTTAAATCATCTTTAATTACTGCGGCTGGTTCTAATTGATAATTTTCTCTATCACTATTATTTTCAGCAATATAAGTATCGCCGGCTTCATATGCTTTAGCCGTACGACGTCCGAAATATCCACTTAATTTTTCAGCTACACCTGGTTGGTTTAGTTGATCTAAAGTTGCATTTAGAAACTTCTTATTATGTTGAGTTCTAAAATATCTTGGAAGTAATTCAGCACTTTCTCTTTTTGGGGGTTTTTTACCTGACCCTGGAAGTGGATACTCATGCTGGTCATCAGTAAATGGCATTAGATTTTAGTCCCCCCAGAGCTTGATGTAATAGTACCCGATGTATATGTCCCAGCACTTTGCAGACCTGCATTTGTGCTAGATGCAACTGTTAAAACTTTACCAGATGCTTTAAGTCTACTTGCTGTAACAGAATCTATAACTTCAATATTGTCAACTGTTGCACCACTAATAAAAATTTCATCTGATTCAGACTTAACTTCAAATAAACTACCAAACCCTTGCAACTCTTGATTAGGAACAATTACAATTGTTACTAAATCTGGTGCAACGGTAGCCATAATATAAGTACTCAACTCTGAGAAGTAAAATGTATCTCCAAAATCCCAATTATCTAAAGCAAAAAATTGATTAATTGATGAAATAACAGATGCCTTAAGTGCATTAGTATTAACAACTTGATCAGGATTCTTAACTATTTTAAAAGTAGCTTGTAAATCAAGGTCAGCAGTTGCTCCAAATAAAACTTTATATTTTACAGGATGGTAAATGACTTCGTCACTAATTGACTTAATTTTGTTAATTTCTGAACCATAATTATTATACAAGTTATCACTACTTGGCGGCAACGGTTTTGAAGTTAGTGTACCATCTAAATATTCTCTAAACGAATTATCATACTGTTTTGTTAATAGGTACGTATCAATAATATTACTGCTACTAGGATCAATTCTGTTATCATCATCTGCCGCATGAATATATTGAAATTTAAGTCCGCTTCTTCCGACATATGATTTATAGTCAGTTGTTAATGCTAGTGCTCCATCTGTATACTTTTTAAATACGTCTTCTGTAGCTAGATAGAATACTTGTCCAGCAGTATACTGACTTAATGCTCCTATTGAACTTTCATTTTGTTTTGTTAAAATACTTTCTTCTTCAGTACTTACAAAACTATAATCTTCTGTTCCATCAGTAGTAATATATTTCTTTTGAAAAATGTATTTCGTTAATGGATTAGTTGTTTCATTAACTACTTTAATAAATGTTTCTGGATCGTCTACTACTCCGTCTTCATCATCATCATAAAAACTAATTTCAATTTTTTTACTATCAACATATCCATCAGCATCACGGTATGCATCACTAATTTCCCAATCATGGTTACCATTAAATGGCGTAAGTAAATCAGGCTTTAAGTTAATAGATAAGACTGAAATTTTATCTTTAATAATTTGTCCTGTTTTATTGTCGAATACTTTATCGCTACTATCAAAATAGAATCTAATCTCTGCGGCACTTTCAAAAATATACCTTAAAGAACGATATGTAATTGTATACTTTTCACCGTCAGTTTCAAATAGTAATAACCAACTTGCATCTAATTGTTGATTAGTAGTATCTCCTGTTTTACCTGTACTAAAATCTCCTAGAATGCTTAAATTGTTTTCAGAAATTACACGCCATTGTCTTAAATTAATGTCGTAACGTAAACCAAATGTTTTAGTTGCGTAAATTTGATCAATAATTTGTGTTTGTACAGCTGACTCTATTGACTTAGAAAACTTTGGTACAACTTCATTTAATACAGCCGTTGCAGGAATTACATCATTAAGTATAATCGGTCCTGATCCATCAGCATTATCGGCAGTTCCGTCGCCAACAACACTAATAACTTTTACCCACTTATACTCAAGTGCATCAACATGATCAGCGGCACCAGTCATTAGTGTACCATCTTTCATAAAATGATATCCAGCCGGTGCTGTAAATTTTATTAATGTACCTGGTTCAATAAATCTTAAAGCACTACCTGTATAAGTACCTACTTGATATTTTGTTCCATCTGAATCTTCAAAATGTCCAGTTGTTAAATTAGTACCTGTTGTTGTTTGAACCCAAAGAGCTCCTAAATCTGAAACGATTGTTTTAGGAAAATGTGTTAGGTAATAATTTAATAATTGTTTTTCGGCTAATATAGGCTCAATAGTGTTTACTATTGTTCCTTCAATATCAATTTTTGTTACAAACGTAAAATTTTTATATTTGGTTAATGTTTCTTTATATAATACACCATCATTACCAAATAAATTTGTGCTTGAATATTTTCCTGTACTATCTAGTAAATCAAAGTAACGTGAAATACCGCTAGACGCTCTATTAACACTTTTAACTTTAATAATTTCTTGACTAATACCTAATGGTGAAACTTGATAATCTTCTCCAGTAACCATTCTATTTTGCGTATAGTACGTAGCTGGTGCATTTTCACGAATACTTACATTAGTTTCTGAAGTGCTACTATTGTCTACAGTATATTTTAATGCTAGTGTTAAGTTAAGTGTTTCTTGATTTCCAACAGCAGAAGTATAAGGTATTGATACTCCAATAGCTGTCATATCTTCAGGAACAATATTGTACGCTTGATTAATACTTGTTCTATAATAAACTCTAAAATCACCTTTAGGTAAATTTCCAAACGTACCATCTGAAAAAATTAAATTAATTTTATCTTGTGCTTTAGTAAGTACACCATAAACATTTCTAATCTTTTTACGTACACTATTATAAACAATATTATTACCTTCAACTGCATCAACTTTAGTCCACAATTCTGATTCTGCTCCAATTGAATTTAATTTATAAAGCCAAACATCTGTGTTATTAACATTAGTGGCGTCAACAGCAATTGATTGATTAGTACTTGGTGCATCAACTGTAAAGCCGCCTTGGTCGATTGTTCCTTGACGGAAATGACAAAAATAACCTGTATTACTACTTCCAGGCCCTCGTCCATCATCTCTATATAAAAATGCTAAACTGTTACCTGGTAACGGTGCTTCTTCAGATATAACTCCATCAGTAACATCTGTTGAAACTATTTGAAACTGTATATTTCTTCCATCTATGTTTTTAGCAAAACTATAAACAGGAACATCAGTATTACTTGATTTATATCTATATTGATGTGTTATTATACCTTCTACAATATCTTTTTTAACTGGTTTTCCAACAATAGAATTAATTGGCAATGCCGCATTAAGAACTTTTTCAAACTGTTCTTTCCAGTCTGGATTAGCCGGGTCATTCCATACAATTGTTTGATTAGCTAAATTAGTACCATTAGAGTCTACTACTTCTTCTGATGTAGAAACAGCATCAAATTTTATTAGTCCATTAGCTGTTTGATTACGCTTTGGATTATATGATAATAGTCGTGCTAAACGTAATACTGAATCTCTGCGTTCAGCTAATTCAAGAAAATTTTCCCTAGAATTAAGATCAATACGGTAAGCAATATTTTGTCCTAAAAATGCAATAAGATCGACTAAAGCTAGATATTCACTAGAGTCAATATAATCATTAAAATCTTCAGGATAATTTTCCCTTATATACGCAATCATCGTACGGCGTAAACTATCGAAGTCATAAGACTTGAAATCTGCGTTTCTAAAACTTTGATATACTCGTTTCCAATCCTCTGAAAGAAGTAATCTATTTTGTCTATTGGTTACTGACATTATCTTTCCCTATTAATTATATTTATTTGATTTCATTAAATGCATACTTAATTATCCACCTAAGATGGTATCGCACCCTCATCAAATTTTAATCTCATTTGCTCCGAAATATTGTACGGTAGATACGTTAATGTACAATCAATTATAATTCCACTTTCATATGAATCAATAAGAATACTCTCTGCTACTACCCGTGGATCTGAATTAACAATATCTGTAACATTAGTTGCAATTGTTTCTTTTAATCCCTCTGTTAAAGGCTCATATATGGCGTCCCAAATAATAGTTCCAAACTCTGGATTTTCTAACTTCTCTCCTTGGCGTATATGGAAATGATTTATAATATCTTGTTTAATTAATTGAATATCATATAGTATATGACTATTGTTAGCAGGGTCAACAGTACTCAACCCTCGATACGCTCTACTCTTAACAGGAGAAGGTGCTTTCTTACCAGTCTCTACTACTATTTGTTTGTATAATTCTCTATTTGAAACGCTCATAATGTATATTTAACCTCTATTTTATCCCTTCCTTCTTAAATGGGTCAGGCGTTGGAGGAACAACCTCAGGTGTAATTACTGTTAGTATATTGTCTCTATCTGTTAACGCGATTTTAAATTTTGTTGGATCTAAATTCTCATGATGCGACCACGGTTCATGCATAGGTGCTCTTTGTCCTATAGTACCTAATAAACTACCTGTTGGCGTACCTGGTAAAATGTGCTTACTGAGAGGTGTAACTATCTGTGCGGCCGATGCCGCTGGACCATTCATATGAATTTGTGGAGCAGTTTCTATATGATTACCGCCCGACTTAATATGTGATTGTCCACCCGATGTAATTTTAGTTTCACCATTAGTTTTAGCTTCATAATTTCCTAGCGTAGTAACCCAATGATTTCCACCAACATACATTTTAGTATTTGCCGCTGATTCTATTTGTATTCTACCCTTAATAAGTTTAGGATCTTCAGTACTAAGATAAGATCCACTTGCTTTTATTGATATATTTGCACCAGCTTCCATTGTAATATCTCTATCTGCTGTTAAATTAAAGTCATTTTCAGTATGCACACTCATACTATCTTTTGCATAAATGTCTATTTTTCCGTCTGCTGTTAACTCAACCCAAGCACTACCTTTTGCATTAGCAATATAAATTAAATCTTCTGTATTATGTAATAATACTTGATGGCCTGTTCTAGTTCTTAATCTAACTAATTCATTATGTGGCAATGTTCTATTACCATTAGTTTCATTAAGCATAACATTTGCATATTCTGGTGGAGCCATAGTTGCAGGATTTTTTCTTAAAAGTTTATCATTACCATCATCCATTACAAATGATGATCCACCAAGTCTACTTCTATGCACAAGAGCTTGAGCATCTGTAGTTCCAACTTTACCTTTTGGTGCTCCGACTCTTTTATCTAAAGGTCCTGGAGTACTAATACCAAATACTGTACTAGGAACTTCACGTCTAGCACTAGAAGTTGTTATACCCCTAGTTTCATCTTCTAATAATCCTTGTGTTACTAAACTATCTGTAAATTCTTTTTGATACGGTTTTAAAAATTGTGTTGGGTCTTGCCCTTGTGCGGTTTCTAGTGCTTTATTATATTCAGCTACAGGAAGTTTTTTACCTTTTAACTCTTCTGGTGTGCCATCAGTTGTATACGTAGTTGCCGCGATTCCTGGTGTAGCAAAGTTCATATACTCATCTTGAATACAACCTATCCAAAAACACTCATTAATATTACCTTCTGCAAATATTACTAATACAAGTGTTCCTGGATCAGGTGGAACCATCCACATACCATAACTTTGTTGACTATCTCTATACGTGTCATTTTTTGATGCTGACCAAATTGGTGTTTGTCCTCCAAAGGGTGACAAATATTTTGCGGCAAAAACCTGTCCTGATGCTGAATCTTGATTACCAGTAGCAGTTTGTTTTAATAACTGTACAGTAAGATTCCCCATAAACTTTGAATCAACATGACTGATAACTTTAGCCAAGAACGGCCCATTAGCCGGTGCTTCGGTTTGTTTATCTCTTGTGATTCCTTCTATTCGTTTTGACATTAG